GGCACCGGCACTAAACTCCAATGAAATCAGATAGTTATCGGCACAGAAAACGCATTTCTAGTGCAATCCAGTGCATCCCTGGGGCTGATCTACTGCCCTGGGGTTTATCCGTACGTGCTCCCGCTCGCCGACCTTTTTTGTTTTCTTCGATGTTTACTCAATCGACAACTAATAGGTTTACAATCGTACTCATTACGTTTACAAGCGCACCCAACATTAACGCCGACACGGGAGTAACCGGCATGTCTTATCAGTTCACAGCACACATCCACGCATTCGCACACCGGCGCGAACACAAGCCGACCGAGGCTCAAAAGTCCAACCTGCAGGACGCTATAGAGTTCGCTGATTCGCTGATCGGCTCCGAAGATTTCAACATGTCGGACGAGCGGCCGTACGCAACGAAGGTTGAGGTATGGGATGACGCTGGAGCGCTCGTCTATTCGACGTGGCTCGATCATTGGCCATCAGCAAGCGATCGCGCCGACGGACTTGTGCGCATGTACTCGATCGGCGTGGAGGGTTGATGATGTTTACCAACGCTTCAGACCACGCGCTTGCGGCCGAGTCCGATTGTTTCGACACGTACGCGCCATCATACCGCCAGCACTTTAGCGCGCTGCACCTTGTAACCGGCACGTTTACCAAAAAGGCAATCGAAGGTGCCGTGATCTATCGCGGTCCTTCACTGATCGACGGCGCGCCGATTGTCGTGATTGCCACGCTGACAGACAGCAACGGTAAAACCGGCGAAGTCCTGCAGACCTACATTTTGCGCGCTGACATGGATCCGCGCGACGCGTCGAAGTCCGGTGCTGACTTTGCAATTTGCGGGAATTGTCCGCACCGTGGCAAGCCGACCAATAGCGCACGCTCCAAAGTCGCAACGGCGCGCTCGTGTTATGTCGTGATCGGGCAAGGTCCGCTGAATGCGTTTAAGTCATTCAAGCGCGGATCCGTTTACCCAACAGTCAGCGGACATGCCGACATTTCTGCACTCGGTAGCGGTCGCACGGTGCGCCTTGGCACGTATGGGGATCCGGCCGCGGTGCCATCCTATATTTGGGAAAGCTTGATCAGCGACGCTCGAGCCCATGTCGGATATACGCATCAGTCCGGTGTCGCGTCCGCCGACGTGCGCTCGGATATGTGCATGACGTCCGCCGACACGCTGGCAGATGCACAGGCAGCATGGGCACGCGGGGAGCGTACGTTTCGCGTTGTGTCCGACTATGCCGACATGACACCCAACGAGATTGCCTGCCCGTCTGAACGCGGTGTGCAGTGTGCTGATTGCCGCCTATGCGGTGGCACGTCGGTGAGCTCACCCAAGTCCATCGCCATCGCCGTGCACGGCGCCGGCGCCAAGTACTTTTAACCTCATAGGTGCGGTGTCGTACCCGGTGCGACGCCGCGCTGCAATCAACCATGACAACACGGGAGTAAACATCATGGCCAATATACACATTGACGAGATCGACCGCGCGCTTCTGCTTTGGGGCATCGATGACGCCTCCGAGCCTCTTAGCTGCCGCCGCGCCGGCGCCATCTTGGATAAAGACCCGCAGCTGTTAGCCGGTGTCGTCGACGATGAGCGCTGCTTGAATGCAGCCGGCGCAGTCTTGGACGCTGCCGGCGGTGGAGCAGCAACGCTGATCCTGAGCAGAGACAGTTATGAAGGCCTCGACCACGCGCTGATGTGTCTCGACAACCCCAACGCTTACGAGTTCGCAGCGCCGGAGGGCCTGTCGGAAGAGGCCTTTGAGCAACGGATCAGTGACCTGCACCAGCAGCTAGCGGGGTGGGACAAGCCATGAACTCCGTCCTTTTCATCACAGCCGCAACGCTCTGGTTTCTTGTGGCGTATGCCGCCCTGTTCAGTCTCGGCTGGACGTCCTGACACCCACCAACACAACACGGGAGAACAACGACATGGATATGGTCGTTCACAATATCAAAGTTACATCCAAGCACGTCACCTTAAAGCTCGATCGTGCAGCAGCGCGTCGCCTTTTTTGGTGGATCGAAGCCGCACTTGAGAAAGAGAAGCGCGACCTCGATGAGGCTGCGAGGAAGCTCGCAGATTTGCTGGCACAGCCTGACCCAAGTGACGAGGAGCGCCCAGAGCTCGGCACTGATGAGTTCGCAGAGTGGCGCGAGCGTTTTGATGATCACCGCCGTGCAATCAGCGAACAGCGTTTCTCTGTGATCCACAGCGGGGCGCGCGCCGATGCGATGTGGGATTTCATAGTTGAAGCAGCGGACTGCTGGAACTGGGACCACGATTGGCAGGACCAGTACTGATGGGACGCGGACCTGACCTCCAGCCACGTCGCCCACGCGCTCGATCAGTGGACCTCGCCGGATCACCGGCGTGGATCTACGCGCTCCAGCGCTGGGGTCGTGGCCTGCCTTACAGCTACGACGTCTGGCTGACCCCGACGCTCGACCCAGTCACCGGGCGCTGGCAGTGCATCGTCGCTGCCTGCCACGCCGATGGCTCGATCGATCCCGTTGACCTTGTCGACCTCAAATCTGAGCGGGGCCAGCGCCGGTCCCGCAATCGCCGCAAGTGGGTCGACCTCTCGACCGACATGCGCGCCCTGCTTTCATCCGAAAACCTACGTGAAAGGATCCTTGCCCATGCAAGCACCAACGACTGACACGCAAAAGATTGTCTTGTGTCTCGAGGTCATCGCTCACTGGCGCAACGAGAGCCGCCAGTGGTCTGACTCGAAAATGTTCGACGACTTTCGCTCGGCTGCGACGCACTTCCAGCTGACCCGTCAGCAAGCCAACGTATCACAACGTGATACATTGGTGGACCTCGTGCTCCGGCAGCACCGGCGCCTCGACATAACCCCAACGGAGACGTCGAGCCATGCGCCGCCCATTCAAGCTCGCCTGTAGTGCCATCGCCCTTGTGGCATCGGCGTCCATCGCCGGCGCCCAGTCGTCGGCGTCGACGGCTATGGCTGTCGAGCGTGACCGCTGGATCGAGGCTGTCAACCAGCTGGATCCGGCCGACGGGGTCTGGAGCTACATCTCTGGGCTCGTGTCCGGTGCCATGACTGGCGCCCTGGCTGCAACGGGGGGCGAGACGTCACTGATCTGTGACCCGCATGTCCCCTTCAAAGACGTCGAGCTGACCCGCCAGGTCTTGTTCGATTTCATGGACGTCGCCGACCTCTGGGATGTCGACGGCGCCATCCTCGAGGTGGTCGCACCGCTGGCTTTCATCAGCGCCTACCCGTGCGGCACCGCAATATAACTAGGGAGTTATACTCTATGCACTATGTACCACCACGCGCACCCAGCTGCGCTGCATCCCCCCAGTCTTCTCGGATCGGCATCTCCGTGAACCGTGACGAGCTCACGCTCATTGTCGAGTCAGTGCGCACGGCCATGTCGTTCTATTTTGACAGCTACACAGCGCACGTTAAAGCAGGCGAGGAGGAGCACGCTGCCTACGCCCAAGATCAGCACGATGATTGTGCTGCCATGCTGAATTGGCTGGCGACTGTCGACGATACAGCAAGGGGGAAAGTGACATGAGTCGCTTCACTGAGCACCTGTGCTTCACCTGCGCGTGCCTGATTATCGTGGCACTGATGATCGGCCTCGTTCACCTGTGGGCTGCAGGCTAGACGTTTATCCCGTTGCGTGCGCCAGCCATTGCGTTCCGGTTTCGTAGTTGTTACGTTAGAGGTCGGTGTACACAACGGGAGTTACGTACAATGAAACTCGATATGCTCAAGCAAATCGACACACTGCGCCAACAGCTGGCCGTGTTTGCGTCACAAGATCCGCGAATGAGTCTGCCATCTATGATGGCGATCGTTGAAGCGGCGTACATAATGGCACGAGACGGGACCAACCTGGCACCGCAGTCAGAGATCGTCACCGAGCTGCCCATCACGCACGCCAGCGTGAGCAGAGCGGTGACGTACTGGTCGACCCATTCGACACACAGTGTCGTCGGTAAGGGTCTGATCCAGACAAGCCAGAACCTCGAGAATCGTAAGTTCACGGACTTGAGGTTCACATCAAAGGGCGCTATGTTTGTTCGCTCTTTGTTCTCACAATCATCTGGGGAGACATGAGATGCAGAAATACGTGTCCGTCAACACACCGCTCCATCACTTGAGCGCTGGTCGGCTGACCAAGAAGTTATACCGGCGCAAGGTCGCTGAGTTTCCGAATCAGGAAGCTGCGCTTGCGTGGCAGGCAGCTGCCCGACAGGCCATCCGCCTCGGCCGAGAGCCTGACATGGAGAGTGTCGAGCCAGCCACCACGTTCGCTGACATCGCAGCTGCCGCCGTGCCTGTCGTGTTCAGCGGCAACCGTGATCAGGCTGGTGTCGGCACCAACGTGCGCAAGCTGATCAGCTGGTTCGGTGACGTGCCGGCTGACAGCATAACGCAGGCCGATCTGATACAGATGGCCGATGCCCTGCAGGCCGACGGCCGATCGGCAGCGACGATCAATCACCGGCTCAGCAAGTTCAACCGCATCATGGCTTGGGCAGCTGAGCGTGGCATGGTGACTGACCCGCCGGTCTATCGCCACAAGGGCCCTGGCCGGATCCGTGACCGGGTCTTCAGTGTCGACGAGTGTCAGCGCCTGATCGCTGGACTACAACGACACGGCTCAGTGTACAGCCAGTTCACGACAGTTTTGTTGTGGGTCGGCAGTCGCTACGGTGAGACAGCCAAGCTTACTTGGCGTGATGTCGAGGGCGACTACGCTGTGTTCAGGCAAGCCCGCACCAAGTCGGGCAAGCCCCGGTCGATCCCGCTGCGAGGCCCTGCGAAGCAGGCACTCGAGGAGGCATGGATCGAGCGTGGCCACGAGCCAGGTCCGTTCACTCAGCTACAGAACCACAAGGTCTACTATCGTCGCTGGAATGACGTGAAAGCGGACATGGGACTGGCAACTGACGAAGACTTTGTACCTCACAGCCTTCGCCACACCTGCATGACTCGGCTTGCCGAGGACGGACTGAGCCTAGCGCAGCTGAAAGCATGGGGTGGTTGGGCCTCTTATGACATGGTCGCTCGCTACGAGCATATTGAGAGCGGCCATGACCTGCGCAAAGCGGTTGACTCTTATGCGCATAATCTATTATAAGCACGTACTGTATTGAGACAGTCATATTGTACTGTAACAGTACATCGCGAGATGTTGGATGGCGCCGCCAAGCCTCTGGAAGTCAAAGAGGAAGTGGTGCTGGTACGGAGACTCGAACTCCGGGCCTACGCGTTACGAATGCGGTCTGACATCTCGCTCATTTTTAACTGCGCAACCTAAAAGATGGTTGCCAAATGAGTGAGTTATATTATTATGCGAAACGTACATAGTACGCGACATGACGTAAGTCCACGCACTCCTAATGCGAATGCCCAAGGCGACCACTCCCACGCCGACGGACTGATGCTTCAAGAACTGCGCAACTCGCAGGAAATGAGTGATCAGGGCACCCAGCGTGCCAAGCGCAACGTGCTTCGGATGGTCGAGTCAGGCCGACAGGCTGACACTGCACCGACCCGTCATGTCATTCGATCGATCCTGAAGGAGGGTTCCTCCAACCTGATGGATCGTATCGAGAACGGCGTCGGTCTTCCCGGCAAGGCGCGCTTTGGTGAGACTCACCTCCTCACCATCTGCGACACCCTGGGGGCCGACGCCGTAATCTTCACCGCCCTCCGTACGATCTTCAATCAAGTGCCGATGTTGTCGGGTGCTCACAAGCACGCCAAGCTCAGCACCATTGCCAACCACGTCGGCCGTCGAGTGGCTGACGAGTACCACTGGCAGCTGTGGGCCGACCGGCACCACAAGACAGCTGAGAAGATCGAGGATACGTGGCGTCGTGAAGCTTACCGCCAAGAGGTACAGCTGAAGCAAGCACGGGAGATCATCCGGCAGTCGGAAGACATCGACAAGCTCGATACGAAAGCTCAGACGCAAATCGGTGTCGCCCTCCTCGACGTGATCCGACAGACCGGCCCGTTCTTTGTCGAGTACACCCACCGTGAGGGGAACAAGACAGCTCGGTGCCTCGGCGTGACGCCACACCTAGGCGCCCTGATTGAGCGCACGGTGTCGAAGTTCGAGGAGCTGTTCACGAGCTACATGCCGACGCTCGTGCCGCCCCGCATGTGGAGCGCCGAGTCTAACCTCTATGGTGGCGGCTACTGGTCACAGTGTGTCGCTCCGTACGGCATCATCAAACGTGCCTCGGCCAAGGAGCTGATCGCACTCGAGCAGCACCACAAGGACAACCCGCACGACAAGGTGAATGTCGGGCTGCATGTGCGGGCAATGAACCAGCTGCAGATGACCAGCTACGAGATTAACAAGGACGTGCTCGAGGCTGCAGAGTACGTGCGTGACAAGGAGCTCGACACTGCTGACTATCCGTCGCTCCGTGATCTGCCCGAGCCGAACAACCCTGAAGACTGGCACAACGAAGACGTGCGCCGGGAGATCAACCGGCAACGGGCACACACCCACGCACACAACAATAAAGCCTTCGGTCGCCGCTTCGGATTCCTGAAGATCTGCAGCCTAGCAAATCGCTACCCTGGGCCTTTTCATCTGCCGGTCAAAGCCGACCACCGCTGGCGGATCTACTGTGTGCCGCCATACCTGCAGCCGCAGGGCCAAGACCTAGCCCGTGGCCTGATCCAGTTCCATGAGGGTGAGCCAATCGCCGGCCACGAGGCTGTGCGTGATCTGTATCTGACTGTCGCCGGCGCGTGTGATGCCGACAAAGGTACGCTCGACGACCGGATCGATTGGGTCGAGGCCAACAAGTCTGAACTCGTAGGCTACGGTACGGATTGGCAGCGCAACATGGACTGGCTCTGGAAGTTCAGTGATCCGTGGCAAGCGCTCCGTGCCTGCACCGAGCTCGCACAGTTCGAAGCCATCGGCCTTGGCTTCACGTCCCGGCTGATCAGCTACGTGGACGGCAAGTGCAACGGGCTGCAGAATTTCGGTGGCCTGACTCTCGACACCGATACGTGCGAGGCTGTGTGCCTGAGTGACAGCCCCCTGCCCGCTGACATCTACTCGTCAATCAGGGACCGGGCGCTGGAGCTGGGCGCCGAGGTCAAGCCCGACCACCGTGACTACGAAATGTCGTTGGCGTTAAAGCGCCACGGTATCCCACGAGCGTGGGCAAAGAACGTCGTGATGGTGATGCCATACAGCGGCACCCGCTGGGCCACCAACGACAACATTCACAACGCCATCCATGCTGACATCAAGGATGGTGTCGAGCCGCCGTACCCCGACGTCAAACGGTACGCCAGGTTTGTTAACAATCTGCTCTGGGATGCCCTTGAGGGCACGCTCTCCCGCCCAGTGCAGGTCCAGCAGTGGCTGCGCAAGGTCGCTGCTTTGGCTGTCGAGTCCAACACTCCCCTAGGCTGGGTCACTCCCACGGGTGCGCCTGTGAAGCAGGCCGAGTGGCATAGTGAACCCTACCGGATATCGACAGCCTTCAACGGGGCTATCTACAGCCCCCAGCTCCGCCGCCAGACCGATCAGCTTGCGCGGGCGCGTATGATGAACAGCATCGCGCCGAACCTGATCCACTCTCTCGACGCCTCGATCCTCTGCAAGACGATCGACCTAGGGCGCAAGGCGGCGGACCCCATCACAAACTGGGTCGCCATCCATGACAGCTTCGGTGTCCACGTCAACGCACGCAATGCGCTGCTGGCACCTGACGGCCCACTCAAGAGCGCCTTCGTGGAGACGTACACGCCCGACATTCTCGCCGACCTGGCTGAGAATTTTGCGGCACAGCTCCCCGGCGCACAGATCCCCGAGCCACCACAACGGGGCAACTTTAACATCGAGGAGGTCCGAGCCAGTGACTACTTCTTCAGCTGATCGAGCGTGCAGCAGCTGCATGTTCTACCGCATGACACAGGCCGGTCCCGGCGCATTCGTTCGACACAACTGTCATCGCTTCCCAGAGTCAGCGGCGGTCTACCCTGGCTACTGGTGCGGTGAGTTTGTCGAGGCACCCAAGCCTGCGCCGCCGCCTCCTCCAAAGGACGACAATGAACCACCCCCTGCCAAGCCACGAAGCCCTAAGCGTAGAGCTCCTCGAACTAAGCCCCGACCTGCTCGGTCGGATCGCTGACGGCGAGCTCCACCTCTACACCGAAGCCATCATTCCCGCTCTGCAACAGAGCAAAACCTACGAAGACTTTGAGGACGCGATCGACCAAGCGCTGATTGTCGCCCTCGACCCCGATGAACTGTTCAGCCTGTTCCGACTCTTGGCTGACTATTACGAAAGCATACACGATGACCTCGCTAAAACAGTTTCAGTCCATTAACGACAGCCACATGATGACCCTGCGCAACGTACGCACGTACAACAGCGCCGAGGACAGCTGCTTCACCGACCTGCAAGAAGCCAAATACGATCACTACAAGGTCGCAGTAGCAGTACCGACCGCTCGGTTTGAGGAGGAGTACGCGCCGCAGATCCGTGAGCTGCACACCAGCTGGGGCAGCGACATGTCCAAGTACATCTTTGAACGTGACCTTTGGGGTGAGCCTCACACGGTGATCAAGCTCGACACTAAACGTGTCGCCGACTGGTCGACCCCAAAGATCTGGGACACGAAGCTTAACCTGATCACTGAGCGTTTGATCATCCGCATGGGCTCCCGGCTCAACGTGAAGATCAACATGCGTGCGACTGAGAAGAACGGCACGCACTTCATGCAGCACCAGGTCAAAGAGGTGCAGGTTTTGGAGCTCAGTGAAGGTGTCGAGAGTGGCCCCGGCTTCGATGTCGAGGATGGGTTCGTCTACGACAACGGAGGTGCCGATCTTGAGGTATCAAGCGCGGCGGAGTTTTAACCCGAAGGGCCTGTGCGATCAGGAAGGGAAGATCAAAGCGTTCCGGTCTCGTCTTGAGGAGCGGATCTGCGAGGATCTCTGTAGTCGTGGCATCACGTTCCGGTACGAGCGCCCGTGTGATCGGGTGTCGTACATCAAGCCGGCAACCAACCACGTCTACAACCCCGACTTTGTGATCATCAGGCCCGACGGCCACACCATCCTGTGCGAGGCCAAGGGCCGGCTCGACGGTGACGCGATGGCTAAACATGTTCTGTTGAAACGACAGACCGACATGGACATCCGATTCATCTTCCAGTCGCCCAACGCACGCGCAGGAAAAACCAAGAAAACCTGCCGGGAGTGGGCCGACAAGCATGGGTTCCGCTGGTGCCACGGCACTGTGCCCGACAGCTGGCTGACAGGATAAGCATGAGTGAACATGAGCACGAGTTTGTCGAGACACATATCGAGTGTGACCTATGCGGCAGTCGCGATGCTGCAGCTGTGCGTTCAGACGGTTCGCGCTTTTGCTTCAGCTGTGACACAAGCCGACCCGCCCCCAAAGACGAAGCGCAATCCACTGGCCAAGTCCCTCCGCTCTCGCCACCTGCACAAGCGCGTGGTGCCCAGCAAACTGCGGTACAGTCGCAAAGGCCGAAGGGACAAGTCCAAGCCCTCCGAGACCGAGGACTAACAGACCTCGCTGCTCTCAAGAAGTACCAGTATGAGGTCGACGCCGACAGCAACCACCTGGCCCACTACTACGATCACGTCGGACAGTGGATCGGGACGAAGGTTCGTACGCCCGACAAGCGCTTCTGGTGGCAGGGCCAGCCCGTCACCTCAGGGCTGTATGGCCGGCACGTCGTGCCCAAACCGAACGCACACTACGACAAGATTGTCGTGACCGAAGGTGAGCTCGACGCAATCACCATCCGGTCAGCCACCAAGCTGCACGCTGTCAGCCTTCCCGGCGGCGCTCAGTCTGCTGAGAAGGTACTAGCCGACGAGATCAGCTGGTCGTACCTGACGTCGTTCAACACTGTGATCGTAGCGGTCGACGGTGACGAGCAGGGCCGGCGGGCAGCGGAGATTCTGTGCAGCAGCCTGTGCATGAGCCACCGTGACATCGACGTGCGCTGTGTGTCGTGGCCGACCGGCCGCAAGGATGCCAGCGACGTCTACGTCCACGACGACAGCCGTACCCTAGCCGATCTCATTGACGCTGCACCCTCGTGGCGACCCAGCGGGATCTACAGTGCCTCCGAGCTCGAGCACTTGCTCGACGAAGCTGACGACGATGGCCTCGCTTTCCCGTTCGCTGCACTGCAGGACATGCTGCGGGGCATGCGCAAGGAGCTGATCACGGTGACTGCCGGCACGGGCGTCGGCAAGAGCACGCTGTGTCGTACGCTGGCGCTGCATCTGCTCAAGCAGCACGGGCAGCGTGTCGGTATGGTCATGCTTGAGGAGTCAAATCGGCGAACACTGCGGGCACTGATCGGCATGAGTGTGTCGAAGCCGCTGATCATGGATGCCAAGTGCATGTCCATCGAAGAACAGAAAGAGGCGCTGCGCAACCTAGCCCAAGATGGCAACCTCTGGCTCTACGATCACTTCGGGAGCACTGACGCCGAGGGCCTGCTTGCCCGACTCAGCTGGCTCGCTGCCGGCTGCAAGTGTGATTACATCATCCTCGACCACATCACGATGGCAACGACCCTGGGCATGAACCAGCAGCACCTGGACGAGCGCCGAATCATCGACGCCATATGCACAGATATTCGATCCAAGATTGTCGAGCGAACAGGCACGGGTGTGATCATGGTTGCACACACCCGCAAGCCGTCCACCGGGGACCACAGCACAGGCACAGCTAGTCTGAGCTTGAGCGACATACGTGGCTCCGGTGCGCCGGCTGCGCTGAGCGATGCAGTGATCGGCCTCGAGCGCGCCTTCGACGAGAACAAAGAGCCAATCCCCAACACCGTGCGTGTGAACATCATGAAGAACAGGTACACCGGAGAGACGAGCCATGACGCAGGATCTATATATTTCAACAGAGAGACCGGCTGCTTGGAAGAGCGACATGACACCTTCCGAGCTGACTTTTGATCACCTGTACGAGCTCGCCGAATGGATGATCGTCCGGGCTGACCGCGATACCAAGTGGGCCGCAGCGTACCAGACAGTGCGCGACACTATACGCCGGATCGATGCCAGCTCGCCGTCGTTCCCTTGGATGCTAGCGGCAAAGTACCTGCTCGATTTAGGTGTCGGCCTCACTGCCCGTGACATGCGCGCTCTCGGCAACCGCAGCTGTGACTACGTGCGTCGACTGAGCGAAGCAGGCTGCGAGATTGTCGGCGTGCCGATGGCACCTGAGCCACGTCGTGGCCCAAGGCGCCTGCGTTACTACCGTGCTGATCTCGTACCGGAGTCATACGTGTGAACAGCTACGCCTTCGACATCGAGACTGACGGGCTGATCCCCGAGCTGACGACAATCACGTCGCTGTGCATGATCGACCTGGAGACAGGTGAAGAGACTGCATACAAGCCCGCTGACGTTGTCGTCGGCCTGCGTCGGCTCGCTGATGCTGAGATGGTTGTCGCACACAACGGCATCGCCTTCGACATCCCAGCGATCCAGAAGCTGTATCCGTGGTGGTCACCGCCCCTCGTGCGCGACACACTTGTACTTAGTCGGATAGCGTGGCCCGACCTGCGGGAACAGGACTACGCTCGCTTCGGCAAGGTCGGCCTACGTGCGCACGGTAAGCGCATGTTCAATGGCTCGCATTCACTTGGCGCTCACGGGATCCGCCTCGGCTTCCCGAAGGGTGAGTTCACTGGTGACTGGAAGGACGGCTGGTCGGAGGAGCTCGAGCACTACTGTATGCAGGACGTGCGTGTCACGGTGCGTCTGTTCAACCAGATCGACAAGCTCAAGCTGTCACCCGCCGCAGTTGACCTCGAGCACAGGTTCGCAAAAGTCTGCTACGACATGGAGGCTGTCGGCTTCTCGTTCAACTACAGCGCAGCTGAAGACCTGCAGGCGCTGCTCCAGCGACGCCAGGATGATCTGACTACTGAGCTCACCGACAAGTACGGTGGCTGGTACGAGCCCGACGGTGACGTCGTGGTTCCGAAGCGCAGCGCCAAGTACAAGACGAGGCCTGAGGTCACAGCCGGCGTGCCTTACCAGAAGGTGAAGTATGTCGTGCTCAACCCCGGCTCCCGGCAGCACATCGAGCGTGTGCTCCGTAGTGAGGGCTGGGTGCCCAGCGTCTTTACCGACACAAGTGGCGCTGCGAAGATCGATGAGTCGACACTGATGGCGATCGCCGACAAGTACCCCAGCGCCAAGCTGTTCGCTGAGCAGTTCACGGTTCAGAAGCGCCTCGGTCTGCTCGAGAGCTGGCTGGAGGCAGGACACACCGGCCGCATACACGCAACGACCATACCCAACTCATGTGCAACCAGTCGAACCAGCAGTAGGTCGCCAAATTTACAGCAAATACCGAGCGTCCACAGTGCTTACGGTCGAGAGTGTCGTAGCCTGTTCACTGCCGGCGACGGCCGTGTGCTGCTAGCAGCTGACCTCGACAAGGCCGAGCTGATGCTGCTTGCCCACTACATGGCCCGCTACGATGGCGGCGCCTACGCAGCGATGCTGACCGAGGGCGACATCCACCAGACGAACGCCGATGCTATGGGTGTCAGCCGGCAGGTCGGAAAGCGCACGATCTTCGCCCTGTTGTACGGCTCGGGTGATAAGCTCTTGGGCGAGATCACCGGACGCCCTGGTGCTGAGATACGAGCTGACCTGATGGAGGCCTTCCCAGCGCTCGATAAACTAATCAACGACGTGCAGGCACGGGTCGCCAAAGACGGACGCTTCAAGGCGCTCGACGGTCGGATGATCCCGTGTGCCGGTCGCTTCAAAGCACTCAACTACCTGATCCAGTCCAGCACCTCGATCGTCGGTAAGCAGTGGGCCTCCCTCGCTGTCGAGCGGATCGCAGCTGCGAACATCCCGTGCAACCTCGTCGCCTACGTCCACGACGAAATCCAATTCGACTGTGCGCCTGAGTACGTCGAGTGGGTCAGTGACGTAATCAAAAGCTCGCTCGCCGAAGCGTGCAAGTTCTACGAACTGCGCGTCAACATGACGTGTGAAACCCAGACCGGCCCTGACTGGTCACAAAGCCACTGATGAAAGGACACAACATGTCGCTCTACAAAAACATGAACGCCCGCAAGAAAGCAGGAACCAGCCGCAGCAAGTCTGACTCGACTGTCAGCGAGAAGACCTACAAGGCGATGAAGAACAAGACCGGAGGCTTTGCCAAGAAAGGCAAGAAATGACGGACAAGTATCTCATCATTACAAAGGACGGCTGCAAATGGTGTGTCGAGGCTAAGGCCTTCTTAGACAGCCAAGAGATGCCCTACGTCGAGGTCAACATAACCAACGACGAAGACGCCAAAGCTGCGCTCAAACGTGTAGGCTGGCGCACCGTCCCCATTATCGTACCTATGGGCAAGGCACGTACATTTGAAAGCTTCCGGCATGCGAGCCTTAGTTGATACGGACGTTCTAGTCTACCAAGCAGCCAGTGCTGCGACCACCATCATGGAAGCTGACTACGGGGACGACCTTGTGTTGTTCCCGACTGTCAGCGTCGGTGAGGCCTGTACGATCTTCGACCACCTTGTCGAGCAGATCCGTGACATGACGGAGGCTGACGAGCTGTTCTTTGCGCTGTCAGCACCGACCAATTTCCGCAAGACACTATACGCCGACTACAAGGCCAACCGTAAGGGCGATCGGCCGATGGCCTATGGTCACCTACGTGAGCATGCGGTCGACAAATACAGCGCTCAGTGGATTGAGAACCTCGAGGGCGACGACGTCATCGGGATCAACAGTGGGCCAGGTACGATCATCTGGTCGATCGACAAAGACATGCGCACGCTCCCCGGCTTGCACCTCGATACAGCCACCGGCGACACGATCGAGGTCACCGAGGGCGATGCGTTGCGTAACTGGATGACTCAGACGCTGACGGGCGACAGCGCTGACAATTACCCTGGCTGTCGTGGCATCGGCAAAGTGCGAGCAGAGCGCCTGCTCGAGGACGTCGAGCCAACGATCGAGGCCATCTGGCCTGTGGTCGTGAAGGCCTACGCCAAAGCGGGACAGACGGAAGCAGATGCGATCGTCATGGCCCAGCTCGCCCGCATTCTACATCCAAATGATTATCAAAAAGGGGAGATCCAACTGTGGACACCGACGATCCAATAAACCCAGAACACTATACGAAAGGCATAAGCGCCTACTCGTACATTGCCAGCTGGAAAATGGGCTATGAGGCCGGCAACATCATTAAGTACGTGACGCGCTTCCCGTACAAGAACCCGAGCAACCCGACACAGGATCTCGAGAAGGCCAAATGGTATCTCGAGGAGCTGATCAGCCGTGTCGAGCGGGAGGGTGCCGACGATGTTTGATACAGTGAACGGCTTTGCCAAAGCTGCAGGCCAAACACACAACGGCGAAGGCCTGTTCAGCGACGCTGACACTGTGGCCCTGCGCCTGCGCCTGATCACCGAGGAGTTCCTTGAGCTGACCGAGGCGATGCACAAGGCACACCACGAGCCGACCACCGAAAACAAAGCACACGCGCTGAAGGAGATGTGTGATCTCCTGTACGTGACGCTGGGGCTCGGTGTCGTGTTCTTCAAGCCAGATGTGTGTACAAATGCGTACGCTGCCGTACACGACAACAACATGACTAAGGTCACCGGAGCCGTCGACAAAGACAACGGCAAAGTAACAAAGCCAAAAAACTATAAGCCGGTGGATTTGTCCCCGCTGGTACGGGGAGAGAGCCTGTGAGCCGACCAAACACTTATTTTCGTAATTCCTTCGCCGAGGATATCTTCAACGCCAAATACAGAGCCCACCCAAACGAGACATGGGCCGACCGGGTGCGCATTGTTGTCGAGGATGTAGCGCAGTACATGATGTCAGCTGACGAAAAAGAGCAGCTGATCAAGTACGCTACCGACATGAAGGTGCTGTTTGGCGGTCGCTACATCTACTACGGTGGCCGGCCCAACAAGTTCTTCAACAACTGCTACCTGCTGCGCGCCGAAGAGGACTCGAGACAGGACTGGGCCAATTTGTCGTGGAAGTCCGAGAGCTGTTTGATGACGGGTGGCGGTATCGGGGTCGACTACAGTATCTACCGACCAGCCGGCTCCAAGATCGCACGCACTGGTGGCACAGCCAGCGGCCCAATCCCAAAGATGACGATGATCAACGAGATCGGTCGCCGCGTTATGCAGGGTGGTAGCCGTCGAAGCGCCATCTATGCGTCGCTAAACTGGCAACATGGTGACGTCCATGACTTCCTTGTGGCTAAAGACTGGCAGAACATGCCAGTGCCAGGAACCGACAAGACGCTCTGGGATCTGAAGCAAGACGACTTCAATTGGCCGGCGCCTCTCGACATGACCAACATCAGCGTGAACTACGATACCGCTTGGTTGCTCGAGTATTACAAGACAGGCGAGCCGGGAACGGTGTTCCGCAAGAATGTCGCCCAAGCTCTGCGCACCAGCGAGCCAGGATTCAGCTTTAACTTCCTCGACAAAGAGAACGAAACGCTCCGCAATGCCTGCACAGAGGTTACGTCGAGCGAAGATTCGGACTGCTGCAACCTGAGTTCGGTAAACCTAAGCCGAATTGAAACCTTAGATGAGCTTACAGACGTCGTTAACCTGACGACTAAGTTCCTGTTATGCGGCACAGAGCGTGCTGATCTTCCATATCCTAAGGTCTGGGAGACAAGATCCAAAACCAGAAGACTCGGCCTCGGATTGATGGGAATCCACGAGTGGCTCATCTCTCGCGGATCGAAGTACGAGGTTACTCCCGAGCTGCATAAGTGGCTGGCAGTGTGGCAGGCTGAGTCCGACCGCACAGCGAAGTCGTTTGCTGCCCAGCTCGGCGTCAACCGTCCGTGGGGCGTCCGTGCGATTGCTCCGACGGGCACGATCGGCATCCTCGCCGGCACGACAACAGGCATCGAGCCTATCTTCGCGACAGCCTACAAGCGCCGCTACCTCGTTGGCGGTACTGAGTGGCGTTACCAGTACGTGATCGACAGCGCTGCACAGCAGATGATCGACCAGTACGGTGTTGACCCTGAGTCTGTCGAGTCAGCGCTGGATCTGGCCGCTGAGCCAGAGCGTCGTGTGAAATTCCAAGCCGACATCCAAGACTACGTCGATCAGTCGATCAGCTCGACGATTAACCTCCCGGCTTGGGGCACGCCGCTGAACAATGAGGACAGTGTCGAGACCTATGTCGACCTGTTTGCGCGCTACGCACCACGCCTGCGCGGCATGACGGTGTATGCCGACGGGTCGCGTGGTGGTCAGCCACTGACGAGCGTGCCGTACGAAGAGGCTAAGAAATGGGAGGGCGAGACCTTCACCGAAACTCACGACATCTGTGACATCAGCGGAAGCGGTGGATCATGCGGGATCTGACCGACAAGCCACCGGCTCCGACACCGATCGTCACCAAGGAATTGCTCGAGTACTTGCTCGAGCGATACCCCGACCGCGTCCCAAGTGTCGACGCTACTGACCGGCAGATATGGTTATCTGTCGGCCAGGTGGCCGTGGTCAGGCATCTACAATCAATCTTCGAAGAACAAAATGACAACATCCTAAGGATCTGAACGAATGTGTCTAGGCAATTCCCCGGCTCCACCGCCACCACAGCCGCCCGTGATCGTGGCACCAGCGCCCACTCCCGCGCCTCCAACGCTCGCACAAGCTGCCCCTGCAAAAGCTGCTCGTGCAAAGCAAAAGGCTCGCCTGAAAGACCCGTACGCAAGTGACGACAGCGGCGCTCGAGCGCTGCGTATTGCACGACCGCGTAACGCAAAGGTCAGCATGCCGTCGGTCAACACCGGCGGTGGTATGGGCGTTAACACCGGACGCCAGAAGTAATGCACGCCGGCGTGACCTGTGCGTCACGCTACGAGAAGCTCGCAAGCACCCGAGAGACCTACCTCGAACGTGCCCGAGAGTGTGCAAAACTTACCCTCCCCTCCGTAGTTCCCCCAGCGGGACACACATACAGCTCCCGGCTACCGACCCCGTATCAAGGCATCGGTGCGCGTGGCGTGAACTACTTGGCAGCGCGGCTTCTTCTCAGTCTCCTGCCCCCGAACACCCCCTTCTTCCGACTCACGCTCAGCGACTTCGAAGCAGCTGAGCTCGCCCAGCGTCCCGACGCCCGAGGTGAAATCGAAGCCGGCCTGTCGGCAATCGAACGTGCGGTCATGGAGGAGGTCGAGCAGTCGGGCTTACGAGCCCCTCTCTTCGAAGCTCTCAAACACCTGATCATCTCCGGCAACTGTCTTGTTTACCTGCCTGCTGCTGGAGGCACCCGCGTCTACGGTCTCGACCGATACGTGGTCAGCCGCGACGCTGACGGAAACCTGCTTGATATCACCATTAAGGAATCCGTCAGCCCAGCGACACTACCTGAAGAAGTCGCAGCTCTCATCACCGACCACAAAGAGGGTGAAGATGTCGACATCTATACCAAGTACTACCGCCAGGGTAAACGCTGGAAGCTGTACCAGGAGCTCGACAACGGCGTCATGATTCCCGGCAGTGAGGGCAGCTGGCCGCTCGACAAAGGCCCGATGCTTGCACTGCGCTGGAACACGATTGACGCTGAGCACTATGGTCGTGGTTACGTCGAGGAGTACCTCGGCGACCTGATCAGCCTTGAAGGTTTGTCGAGAGCAATCTTGGAGGCCAGCGCCGCAGCATCCAAGGTAGTATTTTTGGTGCAGCCGAACGGTGTGACGCGCATGCAGGATCTAGCAGAAGCTGAGTCAGGCGACTTCAAGTCTGGCAACGCAGCGGACGTCTCGACACTGCAGGTGCAGAAGCAGGCTGACATGGCAGTCGCAGCTAATGCAGCCCAGCGGATCGAGCAGCGGCTGGCACAGGCGTTCATGTTGTACGACAGCATCCAGCGTGACGCTGAGCGTGTGACAAGCACTGAGCTGACACTGTTGGCCAACGCCCTCGAGGCAAGCCTCGGCGGTCTGTACAGTAACTTGTCGCAGACACTGCAGCTGCCGCTGGTGAAGCGCCTGATGGAGCGCATGCAGCGCCAGAAACGCCTGCCGGCTCTGCCAGACGGCGTCATCAAGCCGAGCATCGTCACTGGCACAGCAGCCCTAGGCCGCGGCAACGACCTCAACAACCTCATGCAGTTCATGCAGGTGGTCGGGTCACTAGGCCCAGGTGTGCTTGAGACCTTTATGAACGTCGACGAGTTCATCATCCGTACCGGAGCCAGTCTTGGCATCGATATGGGCGGGCTCGTAAAGACCCGAGAGCAGATCGCCCTCGAACAACAGGCCCAACTTGAGGCCCAGCAACAACAGCAACTCGCGTCGATCGCACAGAGCGCAGCACCGCAAGCGGTTAAGGCTGTCGCCGACGCTACCCAGCAACAACAGTGAGTGAAAACATGGCTGACACTGATACCCAAATGTCCCTGCCGCTCGACGGCGATGTCGCTGAACCGACGCTGCAGGAATCATACGACAAACTCGTTGAAGAGGGCCACTTGCCCAAGGACGAGAATGTCGAAACCGAACCCGCTCAGACGTCTGAGCAGCCACAGGCTGAAGAGCGGCCTGCATGGTTGCCGGAGAAGTTTAACAGCCCAGAAGACATGGCGAAGAGCTATGCAGAGCTTGAACGGAAACTCAGTAGTGGGGAGACTGAAGCCGAGGAGGCAAGCGAAAGCGAGGAGGTAACTCCCACTCCCGCTGTCGACAGCCTGATCGGTAATGCAGAACAGGAGTTTATGTCGACCGGGCAGTTGTCCGACGAAACCTTCGACGCCCTGGCTGCAGCCGGCATCCCCCGAGAGACCGTTGAGGCTGTGCGAGACATGCGCATTCGCGAGGCTGAACAAAACCGCTCGGCAATCGTGCAGGAGTTTGGAGGCGACGACCGTGTCGGAGCCATGCAGACGTGGGCCGCTGATCATTACGACGACAACATGATCGAGCGGCTCAACGGGATGCTGAACAGCGGCGATTACAGCCAGACCCGCATGGCAATGGCGATGATCTCTACTGACTACGACCGAACCGTCGGCTCGACAGAACCCCAGCGGACGATTGGCGGTGTACGGTCTGGACCCGAGGGCTTCCGCTCAACAGCGGAGATGCTCGAGGCGATCAACGATCCGCGATACAAGTCGGATGACGCCTACCGGAATGATGTCGAGCGCAAGATTGGCAACATGACGTAGGACACCCCATGAAAAAACGGTTAAGCGAGCGCGGTTTGGCGCTCATCGCGTACTATGAAGCCAGTACCAGTCTAAAGACCCGCGATGGTCACGTCTGGTATCCTGGTGGTTACGACAACATTCCCGACAAGTACCTCAAGGTATATGCGGATCCGATTGCTACGGACCCAGTGCCAACTGTCGGGTTCGGCACGACAAGCTACGACATCAAGGGCCTCGAGATCGGCCATGTTTACAACGAAGCTGACGTGCTGCGCATGTTTGAGACGACGATCGGTCGCTACGAGAAAGCGGTGAACAAGCACGTCACCGTGCCGCTTAACCAGAACGAGTTCGATGCCCTCGTGTCGTTTGTCTACAACGTCGGCATCGCGGCTTTCCGCGACAGTACGCTACTGCGCCTGCTCAATCGGAGCCAGCGCGTATTGGCAACCAACGAGTTCCATCGCTGGAACAAGGCGGGCGGTAAAGAACGCGAAGGCCTGCGCAAGCGGCGGGCATCGGAGGCTGAGCTCTTTGCGACGCCGGTGTCAGTCCCGCGTGGCGACATCACCGACAGTCGGACCATGCGAGCAGCCGGTGCGCTGGGCGTCGTGGGCACTGTCACGGCAGTGGCTCCGGTGATCGGCCCGCTCGAGCAGGCAGCGACGTTTGTCGAGAATCACATCTGGTTGGCGGGGCTGATTGCAGCTGCGTTCGCCGGCTACTTCATCATGGTTCGTTTAGACGATTGGCAGAAAGGGCGCCGATGAAATGTTCGACGACATCAAGCGTATTGTCTTTAGCGCCGCTATCGGTTTGGCGGCAATCGCGTACATCATCAGCACAAGGCAAGCACGTCGAAATGAACGCAAGAAACTCACACGACACTTTACGGAGAAAGGCTACGATGCCCAAGCGGCTCGCCACCTTTCTCACGCTGTCAGCGACCGCGCTCTGCGTGGCCAGCTGCAGCAGCACGGATGGCTCCGAGATTGACCGAGCCGTCTGTGCATCTTGGCTACCAATCTACGCCAGTGCGGCAGACACCGATCTGACTTTACGACAAGTCCTCGGGTCCAACCTTGCACGCGCAGAATGGTGCAACTGAGACAACCCTAACCGCAGCGGCCCGACGTGCCTGTCGGACAACCAAGATGTTAGCTGAGTCACAGTCATTCTCCCCCTATGTAGTATAACAGGAGGCCACAATGGCTAACGCTACTCCGAGCTATCTCGGTATTAAGAACAACGGCACTTACAGCAGCCCTGCGGCGGATGAAAGTACCGTAAACGCCACCCAGTTCGCGACTAACAACGAGCTGTTTCTCAAGGTGTTCAGTGGTGAGGTCCAAGCTCGGTTCCTCGCTCAAACTGTGCTGCGTGACAAGACCCGGATCCGTACGATTCAGGCTGGTCGCTCGGCGATTTTCAACGCAATCGGCAAGACCACTGCTGCGTACCATGTACCCGGCACGGAGATTACCGGCTCTAACATCAAGCAAGACGAGCGGGTTATCCAAATTGACGATGTTCTGTTGGCTTCTACATTCATAAGTAACTTCCAAGAAGCCATGAACCATTATGATGTTCGCTCTGCGTTCTCCCGTGAAATGGGTGATGCGCTGGCGCAGACCTACGACCGCAACTTGTTTGCTGTCGCTGGTGCTGAAGCTCTGGTTCCTTCGACTGCGATTGCAGATCAGGGCCAGGCTGAGAACATCACGATGGACACGACCCCGACCTTCGCAGAGCTGGTTGACCAGCTGTATGTCGCGGCTCGGAAGCTCGATGAGAAGAACGTCCCTGAGTCTGACCGCTACGTGTACGTGTCCCCGACCGTGTACTACGGCCTACTCGCCCAGGATAAGATCCTGAACCGTGACTTCGTCGCGAACAACGGTGACTTCTCGCAGGGCACCCTGTTCAAGATTGCCGGCATGTCGGTCATCAAGACGAACAACATGCAGGTCGACCACAGCTCTGACTCTGTCGACTTCCGCTCCAAGTATGATGCGGACATGTCGAACATGCAGGCGCTGGTCATGCACCCAGAGGCGCTCGGTACTGTCCAGCTTGGTTCGTTCGGTATGTCGACCGAGTCTGAGTACGATATCCGTCGCCAGGGCGTGCTGATGGTGTCGAAAATGGCAGTCGGCCACGGCGTACTGCGCCCAGAATGTATCATCGGGATTAAGACCGACGGTACGAACAACACCCTGTCCTAAGCGACACTTTGTGGTGGCTCACACGCTGGGCCACCACTCCCCTAACTTATACGGAGACATGACATGACTGACTTCGTGACGGCTACGACCGAGCTTCAAGCGGTCAACGTCATGCTCACGAACATTGGCGAGACCCCCGTGTCGAGCTTGGAAGATGAGCAGGTTGTTGACGCAGCAATGGCTAAGTCGATCCTCGACAACGTCACCCGTGAGACTCAGACCCAAAGCTGGCACTGGAACACCGACATTCAAATCAAGCTCGCTCGCAACATCGAGAAGAAGATCGTGCTTGCACCCAACGTAATGCGCGTCGCCCCCAGCGGCCCAGACGCCATGCTTGCTGTCGTGCAGCGCGGGCGCTTCCTCTACAATCGAGGTAGCCACACTTATATCTTCGACCACGACATCACCTGCGACGTCACAATCGGGCTTCCCTTTGAGGAGATGCCAGAGGTGGCTCGCCGCTACGCGACTCTTCGCGCAGCCCGCATGTTCCAAGAGCGCATGATCAGCTCGGATCGGCTGAGCGCAATGGATCGCATGGACGAATACAAGGCCTACTCCGACCTGCTGAACGAAGAGGCAGCTGTCGGTCGCTACAATGCGCTTGCCGGCAACTTCAGCGCCCAGCGCATCATCAATCGCTACGGCTTCAACGGGAGCTAACGACATGCCACTGATCAGCGACACCATTGCCAACCTCATCGGGGGTGTGAGCCAGCAGGCCGAGAACCTGCGCTTCAGCAACACCGCGAACGAGCTGGTAAATGCGTTTGCGTCGCCCGTCTCAGGACTACAGAAGCGACACGCCGCTGAGTTTGTCGGCGAGATGCACGCCTTCAACAGCACCGCTGATCTCGCATTTGACAGCCGAGCCGCTGTCCACTTCATCGACCGCGACATTGTCGAGCGGTACGTCCTCGTGGCCGACAGTAACGGCATCAAGGCATTCGATGCTGACACCAGCGACGCAATCGAGGTTGAGTACGTCGGCGGCACTCTGCCCAGCTACCTGACCGACGACGGCGATGGCGGCACGATCACTGACTTCGCTGACGCACTGCGATTTATCACGGTGGCAGATACGACCTTTGTGCTGAACCGCAACGTGACTGCGAGTGGCAGCACCGGCGCTAACTTTGCTAGCTATCACTTCGCAGCCTTTCCTCAGCTAGAGTTCGACACGGATCGCGGTGGCTCGAAAGGTGGTCGTAAGGTTGACGACAGTATCGCAACGTCTGGGTCGGCAGGCTATCGGACGCTTTACTTTAGCCAAGGTAAGACAGCGAGCACGGGTGACTTCACCATTGGGTTCCAGAACAAAGCAAATCAGTTCATGGGGCTGGCGAAGCAGGTCAGCGCTACGTCTACTGCGTCGACAGACGAGGTTGTGTCGAAATTCATGCAGGCGGAGTTCGCTGCGCTACCGAATAGTCTTAGCTACGAGCTGCGCGATGCAGTGACGTACAATTATTTACGCCGCTACGAAGTCAGTAAATTTGATTCGGACGCCGCGAAGTACCCGTTTTTTAGCAGCGGCGCGACACAAGGTGACTTCATTGGTGACTATGGCCCCTCTGTCCTCGTACCGGGCCAGTCGTATAACAACTTAGCAGCAGTCTGGCACACTCAGTCAACAGTGCCTACCACCACTGATGGATACATGACTGACGATGATCTGCGGCAGTGCTTTGTAGGCCCTTACTACGGCATCAGTGACATATCCTCCAGTGGCTCAACAACGACTTTTCGCGTTGTGCGTCCCGACGAGAAGTCCTATGCAGGGTTCCAAAGCACGGTCGCTGGTCAGACACGGACCATCGTAAACGACTTGAAAGTCAATAGCAGCGGCGAGGTCGAAATCACAAACGGCGCTGGAGGGTATCGAGCAATTACCGTCAGCCGGACTGATAACACTGCTGATCTCTATCTGCCATACACCACCTATACAGCAACACAGCCAGGTTTCGGTTCACTCTACTGGAGCGGAGCCCCGGCAAACACTACTTGGCCGACCGCGTCGATCGACCTTATGAACGACCTAGTACAGATTGCGCACGACGGCGCTAACTACACCGTGGGTGTGACAGACGAAGAACTGCGCATCCTTGTCGCTGACGGTGCTGGCTTCAGTCTCACGAAGAATGCAGCTGGCACCGTCACGGCCTTTGAAGATCTTCCGCCCGAGGCAGCAAACGGTCGCGTGATCAGCGTCGGGGGCGTAGGTGAAGGTGACGGTACATACTACGTGATTGGCATTGACGGTGAATACGTCGAGACCTACGCAGTGCCCTACGTGATCAATGACGACACAATGCCTCACACGATCCGCCGTAAGTTCCGTAACGATGGCACACCGTACTTTGAAGTAGGACCGCACCAGTACGCAGCGCGTGTCGTAGGTGACGAGGAGTCCAACCGCGTCCCGAGCTTCATCGGCAATACCATAAATGACATATTCGTCTACAAAGGCCGGCTCGGTTTTCTCAGTGACGAGAACGTCATCATGTCGGGTGCTAATGAGTTTGGCACCACTGCTAACTTCTTTAGGAAGACAGTCATCCAACTCCTCGATGACGACCGGATCGACATCGGAATGTCCACTGGCCGGATCGACATCCTGAAGAACGCAGTCAGCTTCGCCGATACGCTAATGGTGATGTCAGACCGGGCACAGTTTAAGCTGGTGTCGGGTACAGCGCTGTCACCGAACACGGTATCGATTCAGCAGTCGACCGCGTTTGCAGTGTCGCCAACTGTGCAGCCGATCAACGCCGGCAACACAATCTATTTCGCGCAGGACAACCTTAACTTCACCACCGTCCGCGAGATGGTGGCCGAATACGACACCGACATCATCGAGACTAACGAGGTGACCGGACAGGCACCGCGTTATGTACCGAACGGTGTGTTTGAGATGGCAGTTTCGACCAAGAAAGAGCTGCTGTGCATGGCCTCGTCGAACGAGCAAAACAGCATCTACGTGTATAAGTATTATAAGAACGAGGGGCAGCGGCTGCAGAGCGCTTGGTCTAAGTGGTCTTACGGGACAGACACTAAGATCCTCGGATTCAGCTTTATCGATGACTACTTGGTGCAGCTCATCAGCGTGACGACACCAGACTACGTCGGCTCTCTGGAGCTTGCAGCTGGTGCAACGGCCCCAACGTATGGTACATTGAGTACGCGAACGTACATCGTACGCACAAAGATTGAAGAGATCACCAGCGTGTCTGCCACCGCGTTCCCGATTCTGCTCGACATGCGTGTGTCGCGCTCCCAGTGCGATAGCATTGTTGGACTGCGGACTGACGAGACGAACGCTGCGATCACTGGTCTGCCGCTGGGCACCGACAGCACGACCATCGAGCTTCCTTATCGCACGACCTCGACCAAGCTTGTCGCGCTGCGATCGAGCGCAGACGACTACGGCACCTCGATGCCGTTCATTGCAGCGAGTAACCTGAAGCTGAATCCGCTGGCTGGCGGCACGGTCGCTGAGCTGACGACACGGACGGGTGCATTCGTGGCAGCTCCTTCGCAAGCCACAGCCGACGCCATCAACGCAATCCTCGACACGACAGCTAAGAACACTTACCTGACGGTCTTCGGGCGCCATGACTACGAGCAAACCAATGCCCTTACACAGACGCTGGACCTGACCGATCAGCCAGAGTTCACGGTCGGCATTACCTACGACTTCCGCTTTGAGCTGTCTCCTATCTACTACAAGCCAGGACAGACGACTGTCGGCAGAAACGATAGCCGGCTGCAGCTGCGCTACGCCACTGTGACGTATGACGACACAGCTGGTTTTGCCGTCGAGATCACACCTAGTGGCCGCGAGACACGCCTGCGTCAGTTCAACAGCCTGACCTTCGGCGACAGTGAGGATCAGCTGGGTGTCTTGTCGTTCGACACAGGAGCCTTCCGGTTCCCGATCATGGCGAAGAATGACCGCGTCGACATCCTGTTCAAAAACTCACAGCCCTACCCTTCGACACTGACGACAATCGAATGGGAAGGCTTCGTCTCACCCAAGACACTGAGGGGGTGACGGGGTGACGATCACGGTGACGATGGCTGACCGTCACCACGTTGAATACGTGGCAAACAATTTACGAGAGGCAGACAGACGTGAGGCATGTCGTGTCACTAACAGTGACGACGCTATACGAGCAGTGGTCGAGTCTGCTGACAGTTCTTGGTTTACACTGGTCGGCTTGGAGTCTGGCACGACGCCTGTGGCAGTTGCCGGGGTCGCGCCTTCTGGTTCTGTGGGGCTCGGAATCCCTTGGCTCGTCGGAACCGATCGCATCACTGAGAAACCTATTCAGTTCCTGAGACAGGCAAAGTCCGTCTTGGCGCTGATGTTCGACAAGGCAGAGGTCGACGTCTTCTGGAATGTCGTTGATGCCGAGAACGACGTCCACCAGCAATGGCTCAAGTGGGTGGGCGCGTCGTTTGCTCCTAACCCCATCAGCCTCAACGGCTACGACTTTTTCGAATTTACCATCAGGAGAGACTAGATGTGTACAGCCGCGATGGGCCTCATCGGTCCCGTCCTGAACGCGGGTCTGTCGATTGCCCAAGCGAACGTACAGAAGCAGGCAATCTACGAACGCGCCCGTGAACAGCAGGAGCAGTACCTGCTCAACAAAAAGCTCGCTCTCAACAGTTACAACCTGCAGCAAGAGCAGATCGACAAACAAACTGTCGAGCAAGTGCGTGAGACGCAGATGGCTGCGTTCGATCAGACCATGCAAGCACGCGATGTAATGGCACAGACGCGAGCACTCAATGCCTCTGTTGGGCGCACGGGTCAGAGCGTTGACGACACGTACGGCGCCATCAGCCAAGTCAGCAACCGGAACCTCGGTCGCCTTGCGCACCGGCGCACCATGCTGCTCGAGTTTGGCCAAGACTCTAAGCTCGCAGCCGGTGACCAGTACGTCGCTCGTGTGAACAGCGTAGCGCAGGGCAAGGTCAGCCAAGCTGAGATTGCAGCTGCGAACCTGACAGCGCTGGGCGGGATCATCAGCTCGTTCAGTCAGTTCACTAAGACGATGCAAAGCAATCAGATGATCTCAGCGCAGATGAGCTACCAGCAGCGTAGCTTCGACATGGACCGGCAGTTCCTTGGACAGGAGCGCAGTTTCTACGATGCAAAAAATAGCTACGTGATGGGGGGCTACTATAATGGTTGAGTACATTAAGCCGGTACGCCCTAATGCAGCACCTGTTGCCATGCGCGATAGCTACTACCGGCCGCTGCTCGACAACACCGAGAGCCGTGCCCTGGAGAAGCTAGCCGGTGCTATTGGTGCGCTTCGTGGTCCTATCCGCGAGCTGTCGAACACGGCACTACAGGGCCGTCAAAATCAGCTGCAGATGATGCGCATGGAGCAGAACCTCCAGCTGAAGCAGGAAGAGAATGCCTTCCGTCTGTACAAGATGGAGCAAGACCTGATTACTAGACAGGCTCGCGAGAACTACAACAACTTCAACGACGCACTGAAAGCGACGCAAGAAAACTACCGCAACCAGATGGAGCTTGACCTCCTGCGCCTCGAGCAGGGCCTGCCTATCCTCGGCACGAGCGTGTTCAGCGGGACGGGCATGGGCAAGGTCACGATGGCCAACGAAGGCGCCATCCGCAACGACCCACTCGATGACCAGCTCTACGATATCCTGTCGTCCGCTGCGTCACAGGTCGGTGTCGAGGTCCGTGTCTTCAGCGGTGGCCAAGAGGCTGCAGGTGAAGGCGGTGCTCGTACTGGCACGACACGACACGACCACGGCCGTGCTGCAGACCTCCGGCTCTACGACACAGCCACCGGCAGGATGATCCCGGTTGACGGTAGCGACCAACGCGCTGTCGACTTCGCGCACGTCGCACGCAGCCTTGGTGCTCGCGGCATCGGAGGTGGCGACGGGTACATGGGCGGCACCGCGCTGCACGTCGACATTGTCGGCACAGGTGACGGCGGCGGGAACTACTGGGGCAAGAAAGGTGGCACGCCGTATGCGTGGATCCCCGCGCTGTTCGACAGAGACCCAGCGCAAGACATCAAAGAGTATGGCGCGGCTGATAGCGTACAGTACATCAACGACATGAATGCGCGCCGGATGTCGGCTATCAACCAGCTTGCGGCTGACTACGGCATCAACGAAGAAGGCCGGCGTAAAGTGCTGGAGGCACAGGCTCGCGACAACGCCTACGCACTCGAGCGCGCAAAGATCCTGACTGAGGGCGCACGGCGCCAAGTTCTCGTACAGGACTATGAACAAGATCGACAGATCACCGCGCAGCAGCTGACTGACCGTATTGAGCAGATGAGTGAGCAGGAGCTCATGGCACTTGTCGATAGCGGACAGCTGCACGAATTTGTCGCCAGCGAGCTGGCAAACTCTGGTGTCGCCAACGGCCACGCAAACGACATCATCGCGCAGGCAAACACCAGCGACTACATCTCTGACTCAAGTCCGATCAAGACAGCACTCAAGCGCTACGGCGAGGCGACCCAGTCGCTGCAACGTGACACTGCGTTCGCAAACGTCATCCAGTACACACTCGACGCGGCCAAGATGGGCAGCGGGGGTCCACTGAACCCGACGACAATGACCGACGCAGAGGTCGCAGAGGTCTTCGAAGAACAAGTCGCGCGCAGTGGCTTGGGCATGGATGAGGTACTTACTTCGTTTGTCGATCAGGTTGACTTGGCGCAAGGCAAGGCTGCGGCCCAAGGCGCAACTAACGACAACATCGAGGCAGCTGCCAACGTCACGGCGCTGATGAACGCGCTGTATCAGCACGGTGCATTCGACAATGCTAGCCCAGACGTACAGGACAAAGTAGCCGGCCTAGTAAAAGACAAGGATGCCAGTGGTGCTGGCTTTGGCGACATCATCAAGATGTTCAACAATACCCTCAAGCAGATCCCTGACGGCGCGACAGACTCAGCTACATACTTTGCCAACTACAAGCTGTTTGAGCAGCGCATGAACGCGGTATTCAATCAGATGGACCCGGTCGAACAAGGCCAGTACATCGACCTGCAGACGCGCACGACCGGACGGCTCAACGAAGCGCAGGATGCATACCTTGCTGACCCTGGCACGCCGGTCACTGGCACTGGTGTCGAGTACATTTACAACAATGGCGAGGTACAGCAGCGCGAGGTCTTCTACAACCAAAGCGACCAAAACGAACAAGTCACTAGCAAGCAGGCTGCGGCGATCCGCAGTACACTGCTGCCGGCTGTTGAGCAGATCCAAACAGGTGACGGACAAATGGGCCGTATGGCGCTGCGCGATGGCTTAGCTGCCGCTGCGCGCAATGGCTACGGCGCTGGCTTGATGGCTGGCCTAGTAAACGAAGTCATCAGTGGCCAAGGCGGTGTTGTCGACACTGATACCATTGAGACAGTGACAGCGATTGTTGCCGCGAGCCGGGAGACCGGGAACCCATACGTGGACTTCGCCGGCGATCCTGGGCTGCAGATTATGTCGATGATGCCCGGAAACTTTGCTGACAACTTCCGTGACTTTGGCCGCGCTATTGTAGAGCAAGACATCATCCAAGAAGATCAGATCAATCAAATCGCAGACGCATTCGGATATGTGGGCGCAAACGACAACCGTTTCGAAGCACTGCAGCTGATTGCTAATAATCTGAAGCGGCTGATCGCGAACCCTGACCCAGTGAAGGTACAGGAGCAGGTTGACAGACTGACGAAGAAGGCCGGCACTAACAAACTGTACAGCTTCCAAGGCGAAGGTGGCGTGCTCAGTAGTATGCCAATCCTCGGCATGACCAGTGGCGCACAGGTCAACGTACTAGGCAGCACTGCGAACAAAGAGCTCGTGCAAAGCCGTTACGGACTCAGCGACCGTGATTTCAAAGAGGTAGCGCGTCTTGCAACAGAGCTGGGACTGCAGGTTGCCAATCAGTCTGGTGTGACACTCAACAACTCTGAGCAGCGGATGTCCTACATTGAGTTCACAGCGAACGCTGACGGCATCAACATGCACCGCCGCGACAAAGACAGGCTGCTGTTCGATAGTCCACGAGGACTTGCTGCATTGGCTGACCGCAGGACAACACCCAGCGGCCCGATCCCGATGACCCCTGCTACATTTGCGCGTGAGTTCGATACGTCGAAAGAGGGTCAGACGACACACTTTGTGCTCGATGGCCTTGGTGCTCAGACCTACGACATCCGTAACACGCGGGGGTCACTGACTGTTGTCGCTACGTTTGCTGACGGGACGTCACAGGACTTCAACGTCAGTCCTGAAGAGTTTCTTGCAATCCCGACTGACGGGCGCAACCTGGGGCCCGATCACGGCAACATCGCCTACATGCTGCCGTACGCAGATAAGTACAGCAATGCGACCAGCATCGAGCTCGTGATCAACGGCGCTGTGGGCTATAGCCCGGTCGGCTCGACAGACCTGAACAGTACACACTTCAGTTGGGACACGCTTGTGGCTGCGTACCGAATGGGTGAGCGCGACGAAGTCCTGACTCTACTGGGAGGTGAATAAGTGGTTGATGTCGTAAACTCCGTAGCCGACGAGCAGATCATCAGTGAGCCCGACAACCGTTACAACTTTGTGCGCGGCACAGGTGTTGGCCTTTTCTACGGCTTTACGGGAGACATCGGGCGTAATGCAGGCCAGCTGTTCCAGCCGCGCAACGTGCCAGTTGCAACACAAGATGAGATGGATCAGCAGAGCGTTGAGGGCACCTTCAACACACGCCGCTTAGTTGACAACGTATTCAACGTCAGCCGCCCGTATGACGGCTCAGTCGTTGACGAGATGGCGCTGCGCTACAACGTACCGCCAGGTGCAATGACCGACAGGCTGCACCGAGCAGCTGAGCTGATGCCGGGAGACGGTGACCGCCGCTATGAGATGGTTGAGATACTGGCTGAGCGGTACGGCCGTGAAGCTGAAGAGATGTCGCGTGTCGGCCCAGGTGCCAACGTCGCGGCAGCTATCCTCGACCCAGCATCACTGGCGACCTACCTCGTTGCCGGCGCCGGGGTTGCAGCGACGTCAGCCCGCGCAGCTGCAGCGATGCGGGCAGGTCAGACTGTCAACCAAGTGCAGCGGTTTGCGGCAACGCGGCCGTTTCTGTTTGGTGGCGCAGTTGAGGGCGCAGTCGACGCTGGGCTACAAGGTAGCGCAATCGCAATCGACAGCTCCGGTCAGCGCGAGTTCAGTGTCGCGAACCTAGCCCTTGCAGCTGTCGTCGGCGGTAGTTTCAACAAGGTACTCAACCGAGGCTACATTCCGCCCAAGTCGATCACACCTGAACAGCAGGCGTTCTCCGAGACGGTCGACGTAGTACAGGCCGCGACCGACAACGTGCGCCGGAAGCAAGCTGTTGAGATTGTCGACGGTGAGCTACGTGGTGGCCCAAAGGTCGGTAACGTAGCGCTGGGCGGTAACAAGACGTTGACGCAGATCCGGCGCATCTTCAGCCCGCTGGTCAAGATCTACACGTCCGACGTGCCAATCATTCGCCAGACAGCCGAGGCGCTGGGTGGCGTACAGACGACGATCGGCCGCAAGGTACAGGACGTCGGTGACTTTGAGCTCGACGTTATGAAGTTGCGCCAGATCGAAGCACAGCTGCTGGCTCCACACATCCACGAGACACAGCACGCCATGCGTGCGTCGGGCCTAGGTGACGGCATGGTGCCGCAATATGTTATGACGCAATATGTACGACGCCGTACGAGTGGCCTGCGCCCAGACGACATCGACATGGACGAACTGCTGGGCGGCATGGTCGACGCAGCTGGATACCCGCGTGTACAGCAAGCGCTCGAAAACCTGTACCAGCAGGCGCACTCGCCGCAGATGAAGAAGCTGGCAAAGACGATGCAGGATCTGCGCGTGCGGGGTGCCCAGTACCTCGACACAGCAGCCGAAGGAAACTACCTGCACCGTGGCTACAGCCCGATCTACTTCCCGCTCATCGTCGAGACGCTAGGTGTCGAGAACGTCGGCAAGCTGATGTTTGGCGGCGCTATCCTAGACGCGCAGAGTGACGACCTGATTCAGGTCATTGCGGCTAAGCTCGCTAGCGGCAAGATGCGGACTAAGTGGTACAGCGTTGCTCAGTCGCGCAAGGCACAATCACAGGCGCGGGGCAAGAAAGGGACAGTCGTTGAGAAAGGCACAAAGACCGACACACTGACAGCTGAAGAGCTGCTTGCGGCATTCCCGAATGAGCTCCGCGCAGAGGCAAAGAAGTTTGCGCAGCGCTTAGGCCTTGGCATGGCGAAGAGTATCCACTCGCGCATGACCAAAGAGTTCTTTGGTGAGCTCGACGCAGCGCACCTCAACGACATGGCTGATGAGTTTATTGAGCAGTTTCTCAAGAACCCTGAGGGCGGAGGCATCGACGGTGATGACCTGGAAGTCTTTGCCGACACCCTCAAGGACTTTATGTATCGCAACCGAGGTTCGCGCAAAGAGACCGACATGGGTCAGCTCAACCGACGCATCCGTCTCAACGAGCTGCACAAGGTCAAGTGGAGCGACCTGCGTAAAGAAGGTGGCAAGCGGTACACAGCTGAAGAGCTGGCGAACATGCAGCAAAGCTATGGCACAGCTCTCGGCGCAGCACGCATGTCGCGCAACGACTACGTCAGCTTCGAAGACCTGCTCCAAAACAACTACACAAACATCATGGAGGGCTACTTCAACCAGTACGCCAGCCAGTCTGCGCTTGCTCGCCGAGGTATCAACCAGATCGGCGGCGCGACTGTTGACGACTTGGCATCGGAAGCAAAGGCAGCGGTTAAAAAGCTCGAAGGCACCGGCATTTCCGAGAAGAAGCTCAAGCGCGCACAGGACGACCTCGACGCATTCTTGTACCTAATCCACAGTGCAAACGGTCGGGGTATCGACTTTGCCAAGGCGCAGATGCTCAAGTTCCCCGACGGAATCATGCGAGCGTCCTTGCGGCAACACACTCAGGCCGGCAAGGCTGTAGGCATCTTCAGGAACGTCTCGACCGCTGTGCATCTAGGCATGGTGTCGTTTGCGCAGTTCTCAGAGATCGGACAGCTGACGGGTGCTGTCGGTACGCGCCTTCATGCCCTCGACAGAAGTCTCAACTTCTTGCGCCAGGTCGGTAAGATCAAAGACGGATCTGCACCTAGCGAGTTCACCCGCGACCTGATGCGCATCGGCATGATGAACGAAGGCTCGTTTACGCGGTACATGGGTATGGACTACGGCAGCACGAACATGCTGCAGGAAGGCGGTGATATCGTCACGAAGGCCTACAATCTCTCTACGCACCGCCGTGAGTACATGGGCTGGCTGAACCTAATCAAGCCGATCACTATGATGATGCGCTCTGTTGCGATCGGACGTGCCTACGACAAACTCTACGTCGGTGCGACAGGCGCAAAGGGTCTGGGTCGTGAGTTCAGCCCTGCCGAGCTCAAAACCTACCTGACACTTAACGAGGAAGACTTGCCCCTCGTTTACGAGGCGATCAAGAAGTTCGCGATCGTGAACAAGAAGACTGGCGGCGTGGAGACACTGCGGCCGGAGCTGTGGCACACGCTGGGTCCACGGTACGCGAGCCTTGCGGCACGGGTCGATGACTCGATGTTCCGGTTTGCGCACACGATTGTGCAGCAATCGGGCCGAGGATACGCGCCGATCTTTATGCAAGGCGGTATCGGCTCGACACTCTTTCAGTTCATGTCCTACGCCAGCAACTCGTTTGAAAAGCAGGCTGTGCCAACACTTGCGCTCATCGAACGCGGTGACCCAGGGGCAGCGATGTCAAGGGCTGGCGGTGCCGTGCTTGGGTCATTCCTTGGTTACACTGGACGCCTGTACGTGCGCAGCCTCGGGATGTCCGAAGAGAAACGCAAAGAGTACCTCGGAGAATATCTCACATGGGACAAGACGCTAGCCGGAACAATCGCCTACATGCCGCAACTGAGCGGTCCAATGATCGCTGGGTCTATCGCGTACGATTTGCTGGGCGGGGCGCTGGCTGGCGACACAAATGCGATACGCCGAGGGTTCCCGACAATCCCGGCGCTCAGCAGCGCAATGGGCATGGCGTCGACTCTTAGTGTCGCCGGCCGACTGGCTAACCCTGAGAAAGACGTCACTGAATCGCAGATCAGCAACCTGCTGAACTACGGCACCCTGGGCATAGCGAACACGCCGGCAGGCTCGGTGCCTCGCAACGTGATCGCTGGACTGTTTGGCCAAGAGCGCAACACGTCGCTCAACCCTGTGCCCCCGCGGCCAGAACCTGAAAACACTAACTGAATCAATAACTTAGGAGCCGTCAACAATGGCAACATACACGCCCGTCGCCTACACGACGGCAGCGAACAACACCCAGATCGACTTCGACGTCACGTTCACGTTCCTGCGTGCGACCGACATCGTCGTCAGTGTGATCGACCCGAACGGCAACGTACTGGTCAACGGCACGGACTACGACGCGGAGCTGCAGACGCTGAACAACGGCACGTTCGACATGAGAGTCGTGCAGGCTGGTACGCTGGCCACGACGCAAGACCCGCTCGCAGCCAACCACGTCGTCTCGCTCAAGCGCAACACTGACATCTCACAGATCGTGACGGTGTTCCAAGATGGCGCGAGCTTCAAGGCAGCGGACATCAACGCGATCATCACGCAGCTGTTCAACAAGATCCAAGAGGTCGAGGTATCGAGCGGCGAAGGTATCGGCCTGACTGATGACTTGGCTGCGTTCGACGCTGAGAACAAACCGCTGCGCAACCTGGGGACGCCAACAGCCAACAACGATGCGATGCGGAAGATCGACATCGATAGTGGCATCGGGCCAGCAATCACGACCGTGGCGGGTATCGCGAGCGACATAACGAACGTGGCGAACGACGCGACGGACATTGGCGTACTCGCCGCCGACATCAGCGGCACGAATACCATCGGCACGGTAAGCACTAACATCGCGTCAGTGCAAAATGTTAGCGGCTCTATCGCAAACGTAAATGCCGTGGCCGCTGACGCAGCGGACATCGGCGTCGTGGCGGCTGACTTGAGCGGTTCCGACACTATCGGCACGGTAAGTACTAACATCGCGGCAGTGCAAAATGTCAGCACGAACATCGCCAACGTGAATCTTGTTAGCACTGACTTAGCGGATATTGCGACGATTGCGTCTGACATTGAAGTTGGTGGTCCTGACAACATCGGAACTGTAGCCGCAGGGATTGGCGACGTGGCAATCGTCGCCGGAATCAACGGGCCAATCCAGACCATATCGACCAATATCGCCGATGTGACAGCAGTTGCGACTGACCTGAGCGGTGCGGACAATACGGGAACTGTGGCGACCAACATTGCGTCAGTCAACACGGTTGCCGGAATCAGCAGCGACGTGACAAGCCTTGCACCGCAAGCCACAAACATCAGCACCCTAACGCAAGCTGCTAACCTGACCGCCCTGCAAAACGCACAGGCTAACGCGACCGCTGCACAAAGCGCACTCAACCAGCTTAACAACAAGTATCATGGCTCGCACACGAACGTAGCGGGTAACGACGCTGAAGTGCTGGCTGACATCGCGAATGATGCGAACCTCACGCTTGAAGCTGGCGACCTGTACTTTGACAGCACGAATAGCAAGCTGCGCTACTATGATGGGTCAAACTGGTACAACGCCGCCGCCGCGCAGGTCATCAACACGACCTCTCTACAGAACGTAGGTGACGTGAATGCCTACGTGAGCCTGACCACGGATGACTTCCTCAAGTACGATGGCACAGGCTGGCAGAACGTGACCCCGACCGCAGTGAAGTCAGCGTTGGGCCTCGGCACAGCCGACAGCGTTCAGTTCGGCAATGTTGAGTTTAACAATGTAATCGTTGACGCTGGCGCTGGTGACGCCGCTGTCGAACTCGGTAAAGGCCGCACTGCTGCCGGTAATGCCTACTTCGATCTGATCACGGTTGGCGCTGGCACAAACGCAAACCACGAAGACTACGGCTTTCGGGTGCTTCGGGGTTCCGGCGAAAATCCGTCATCGCAGATTAACCACCGAGGAACCGGCGAGTTACGCTTCCAGACAGAAGATGCTGGCGCAATTCGGTTCAACACCAACGCGCAGACAGCGCTGCTGCTGCACGCTAACCAAAAGGTGCAGATACCGGACTACGGCGTGAACGGCAACACTGGAACCGCTGCGTACTCCCTCGCTGTAGACGCTAACGGCTTCATCATCGAGGAACCTTTACCGCTCCAAGATGGCGACACACAAGTGACCCTCGGCCCTGTAACCTTCGGTGGAGCCAACGGTGTCATTACAGTCGCGCCTCAGTCGCCCGGTACGTCCGGCACAGAAGGTGGTGAGTTCCGCCTTTCTATGTCCGACCAGACCACCAACGGTGCCGCCTATTGGGCGATGGACGTTCAAGGCGGCAACAGTGACATGCAGAACTTCCGCTTCATCAACGCTAACGGGGAACGCCACCCCAGTGGCGGTGGTACTGAGGTCGTTGTCTACAAGACTAACGGCCAAGTCAAAATGAGCCAGTACGGCAGTGGCACCCTCACCGGAACCGCTGCAAAGTCCCTCGCAGTAACCTCCGCTGGCGACATCATCGAGGAACAGGATCTCAGCTCGACGGCTTTGCCTGAGTTCGGATCTGTAACCGCGACACGCGCCGCCTACCCCGCTTGCGTCGTGCGGGAAACTGGTCAGGCCGGTGAGGGACAGCTGGCGGCAAGCGGCGCTGAAGTACAGGTACGTAACACCGGGAATGGTTCTCTAGCGCTCTTTACCAACAACTCGCGCCGCGCAACGATTGACGCAACCGGCAACGTGGGCATCGGAACGCAGACGCCTGACACTCTTGTTGAGATGGTCGGTGCGGACCCTGTGCTTACCATTCGCGACAGCGAAACGGGCATCGCCAACTCCAGTGCAACCCTGCGGCTTGCTGAAACCGGCGCTGGTGACGCACTTGACGAGTATTGGGACACGCAGCTTTACCAAGGCGCTTACCGCGTCACGTATTCTGGCTCTGCTCGCCTGACGATTGATCGCACAAGCGGCGAAGTGCAGACCCTCAACTCAGGTAACATGGTTAGCCTCCGTAAGGCAGACGTGCGCACGACCACCGGCACTCACACGCTGGTCGGTGGGGCGAGCCTCTACTACGCGAACGCCGCTGCTACCTACAACACCGCAAGCCTACAGCCCGGTGACATTGTGACGATCTACAATGAGGGCGGCGGGACTGTCACGGTCAACACTGGCGGCACGGTCAGTCTGTTCAAAGACGGCGAAGCCAGCGCAGTGACCGCCGCAGTGACCATCGGTGCCGACACCATAGCTACGGTGACGTGCGTAAGCGCAACCAAAGCGATTATTGCCGGGAGTTCCCTGACATGAGCAGTGTAGCATCCATGATGGCACTCACGGGGTCGCTGGGTGGTGGCGGTAGTGATCCACTGACCCTGACGTACTTGGGCAGTGTCGACTTCCAGCAAGCTACTAACCCCAGCGCTAACTTTTCAGCGTTAAGCGGAGGTAGCGCAGTGCCAGCCTACCCGTTCTACCTAATCGGGTGCATAGGCGCGGAAAATGCGACTTCCGGCGCAACATTCTCGATCTCTGGCCTGACACTCACATCACACATAGAGCGATCACAAAACAGCGGTAAAGGCTACGCCCACATAATGGGGACGACGACGACGCTAACATCTCTGCCGACATCGTTTTCCGTTACTACCGGCGGCGCAGTTCGATCAGCCGTAGCGTGGTACGCGGTCACAGGTGCTTCATCTAATACTCCCGCAGCCAGTAACGGCGCAGTATCCGCTACCGGCAGCGGACCTGCGCACTCCGTATCAGTAAATGCGGGAGACCTAGCAATCACGGTTGTGGGCCACGAGAACGACCAGAACCTAGTTGTCTACCATAACAGTACCGACGTCACAGACGCTCGATACAACCCAAACAGCACAACTGCCGTGGCGTTCGGGTCGAGTACGCGAGGCAGCGCAGGCACCCTGACAGCGGAGGCTGATGGTCCCGGTACTGAAACTGGAGACGTTGCCATTGTCACGGCTGTTTACCGATAACGCAATTCAACAAAAGGAACTCAATAAATGACAGAAAGCAAAAGCTGGTACGCTAGTAAAACCGTGTGGGCTGTACTGGTCATGCTCGGCTCGGTTGCGGCACGTAACGCCGGGATCGACCTCGGCCCCTTTGAAGACGAGATTGCCGCGCTGATCCTTGATGGTGTCGCGCTGGTGGCCGGGGCTGTTGGCCTGTGGGGCCGCATTGCGGCTACTGCGAAGATCGGCGGTTAAGGGACATGCCGGCGATGAGCGATGATGAGATCAAAGCGATCGCCCGCAGCGCAGCAAACGAGGCTGTCGAGGAGACGCTGCGCAGACTCAACCTACATGACGACAACAGTGCCCAAGACGTCCACGACCTGCGTGAGCTGCTAGGCAGCTGGCGGTCGGCAAAGCGGACGATCGGCACGACAATCACCCGAAGCATCACGTTGTTTGTGCTCGGCATGCTGGCCCTGGGCGCAGTGATGCAGATCCGCAAACAGATGGGTGATGACTAAACGGAGACTTGGCTGCAATGACAATCGACAACGACGACGGCAGTCCCGACAACGCTCGGGATCTGCTGAACAGTTTACATACCGCGATGGCTGAAGAGTTACTTGGACGTGTACGCTCAGGTAACGCTTCCGCTGCCGAACTCAGTGTCGCGACAAAGTTCCTGAAGGACAACCACATCGAGTGTGTAGCGACACCCGACAACCCGCTGGGCCAGCTCGCCGACGCGATACCGGAGTTTAGCAACGCGGCCTGGAACGAGCAGGAGACGGGACATGGTTAAGCTCAGTGTTGGTCGCGGCGAGAAGCTGTCGACAAAAGAGGGCGCAGGACTCACGGCTAAGGGGCGCGCTAAGTACAATAGGGCTACCGGGTCGAAGCTGAAGGCGCCGGCGCCGAACCCGAAGACGAAAGCAGACAAGGGCCGCAAGAAGAGCTTCTGTGCGCGTATGGGCGGGATCGTCAAACGCAGCAAGAATGCCGAGCGTGCGCGGGCATCGATGCGGCGCTGGAATTGCTAGATGGCCTCTAGGAGCCCACAGGAAGCCCGTACAGAGGCTTTGGCGATTTCCGAGGCTACACCGCTGGATCGGGTCAAAGGCGACCTACGGGCTTTTATTTGGCTCGTATGGCGACATCTGGGTTTACCGGAGCCGACGGCGGTGCAGTACGACATGGCCGAGTACATCCAGCATGCGCCGAAGCGTGCGATCGTTCAGGCGTACCGAGGTGCGGGCAAGTCGTACATCACCAGTGCGTTCGCCGTGTGGACGTGGCTGAACAACCCGCAGGCCAAGATCATGGTGGTGTCGGCCAGCAAGGAGAGGGCCGATGCCTTCTCGACGTTTACCCAGCGGCTGATCGCGGAGGTGCCGGGGTGCCAGCATCTGATGCCGAAGGCGGAGCAGAGAAGCTCAAAGATCGCGTTTGATGTCGGGCCGGCGGTCGCGGCACACAGTCCGAGTTGTAAGAGCGTCGGAATCACGGGCCAGCTCACAGGTAGCCGCGCCGATCTGATCATCGCCGACGACTGCGAGGTTCCGAGCAACAGCGCCACCCAAGGGATGCGCGACAAGCTGGCGGAGCTGGTCAAGGAGTTTGACTCGATCCTGACACCCAGCGGCCGGGTGCTGTACCTGGGGACGCCCCAGTGTGAGGACAGTCTGTATACGAAGCTGCCGGAGCGTGGGTACTCGACACGCATCTGGCCGGCACTAAAGCCGACGGCGAAGGAGGCTGAGACGTACGGCGAGGCCCTGGCCCCGTTTGTTCACGACCTCGAAATTCCCGACGGCACGTCGGTGGATCCGCTGCGCTTCTCAGATGATGATCTGTTGGAGCGACGTGCCAGCTATGGCAAAGCCGGGTTTAACCTGCAGTTCCAGCTGAGCACACAGCTCAGTGATGCCGACAGATTCCCGTTGAAGGTACGCGACATTATCTTCTTGGCGTTCGACCGGGAGCGGGCGCCGATGCAGCTGACGTGGGGCCCGTACGAGGCACGACTGATGAACGACCTGCCGAACGTGGCGATGCGGGGCGATCGCATGTATGGGCCGATGAGTGTGGGCGACGTGACAGCTGAGTTTTCCGGCACAGTCATGGCTATCGACCCCAGTGGCCGAGGCGCCGACGAGACCGGGTATGCGGTCGTGAAGATGCTCAACGGGTACTTGTATGTGTGCGAGTGTGGCGGACTGCCGGGTGGCTACGATGATGAGACCCTGGGGACGCTCGCCGAGATTGCCAAACGGAACGACACGAATGCGATCGTGGTTGAAAGCAACTTTGGTGACGGCATGTTCGTCAAGTTGCTCGAGCCGGTGCTACGCAAACGACACCCCTGTGCGATCGAGGAGGTTCGACACAGTAGCCAGAAGGAGCGGCGCATCATCGATACGTTGGAGCCTGTGCTCATGCGACACAAGTTGGTGCTCGACCCAGCTGTCGTGGAGCATGACTATCGGTCGGCTCAGCGGTACGACAGCGCGGTGAGGCTAAGTAAGATGCTCATGTATCAGCTCACCAGGATCACTGCGGACAGAAATGCCCTGCGCCACGATGACCGCCTCGACGCATTGAGCATGGCGGTAGGCTACTGGACGGAGCAGATGAGTGTGGACGACCGCGATGGCGTCGATGCGCACAACGATGAGTTACTACGTCGTGAACTTGATGCATTTATGAGGAACGCTGGGGTGGCCTCTGGGAGGCTCGGCCGGCCTAACTGGATGGCTAACGTGATCGACAAAACCTGATAGCCGAGCATGCTTAAAATAAGAAATCAAAAACGTAGTGTTCTCAGTGGCTTACAAATCACGACACTATAAGGGGGACGGGGAGTCCCTACATATATGTAACTAATGAGCCCACTCCTGTTTTTTATTCATTTAATTAAGCATGTTCGGCTATCAGGAAGAGGCTTAGTAGCTACTCCTATGAGTTAAGGGTGGGCCGCGGGAAAAGTCCTGTCAAGCACTCATTGCATTTCCCACCCGATCATTTTGGCGCAAAAATCTGAAGAGCCTATTAGATTCTGTCGGGTCGAAAATCCCCCCGGCGCTCCCCTGCTCGAGTCCGAAAAGCTGCCCGACGTACCGCTTAACAGTACGGCACCGGCACTAAACTCCAATGAAATCAGATAGTTATCGGCACAGAAAACGCATTTCTAGTGCAATCCAGTGCATCCCTGGGGCTGATCT